GTAGAAATAAAAAAATTACTATACAAAAAAAAGATATAGATAAAAAACTTTCTAAACAAGAACAAGTTAGTAAAAGAGCAGAAAACTTAGCAAAAAAACAAAAGAAAACTAAAAAAATAGTTGATAAAAAACCTTCTGTTAAAAAACTTGCAAGTGATGCAAAAACAAAAAGAAATATAAAAAGTAAAATTAATAAAGCAGAAAAAGTATTTAGTAGAAAAGAATATAATAAAAAATTAGCTGATACTTTAAAAAGTAATAAAAAGAACAGAACAACTGCTTTAACTGTTACTAAACAACCACCTAAAAAAACAGGAACTAATTTAGTTACTATTCCTAAAGGAACTAATATAGTTAAAAAGAAAACTACTTCTTTAACCACAATTCCTAAATCAAGTGGAGTTGCAACAGGCAATAAAATTTTAAATTTTTTAAAAAAGAATAAAAAGAAAATTGCAGCAGGTGGAGCCGCAGCTTTGCTTCCGTTTGCAATAGGAACAGATAAAAATGTAGGTGAAGGTAAGAGTATTGGTGGAGGTAATAAGGATAAAAAACCTAAAAAAGATTTTAGTCCTAAAATAAAAAAACCTGACTCACCTAAAGTAAAAAAACAAAAGTTACCTAAAATTAAATCTAATGACTATACAGGTAGATTTATAGATAAAGAAGGAAATGTTGCATATGATAGTGCATCAGATTTTTTTGCACATATGTTTGGTACTCCTAAAAAAAGAAAGATGCCTGAAAGAACTTCAAGAATAATAGGTAAAGGTGACAAACTAAAAAGAAAAGAAGCAGATAAAAAAGGTGCAGGTAAGGGTGTAAAGTTTAAGGCATTTAAATCAGGCACTAAAAGTAAAACTATAGGTCTTAAAGATTTACCACCTAAAGCAGAAAATCCGGGTATACATATGTTACCTGCAAAAGCTAAAATGAATATGGGATTTAAACCTATGTTTGGTGGTGGTCTTATTGCAAGTTTTTATGATAAACCTGCAAAGACTGAAAAGTATAAAGGTAATACAACTTCTGCAAGACAGGTAAAAGGTTATGGAAAAGCAAAAAAGAAAGCTTAAAAAAGTTATTAAAGGATTAAGTAAAGCATCTAAGACTCATGCTAAACAAGCTAAAACTTTAAAGAGTATGTTACGTAATGGTAAAAAGAAAAGACCCTAAAGTTGGTACAGGTAAAAAACCAAAAGGTTCAGGCAGACGTTTATACACAGATGAAAGTTAATAAACCATTTGCGAGAAAGATACAAATACTTACTGTTGGTGAACAAAGAGCTAAAGTAATGAAGAAAACACAAGTTGCAAATATTTTTAAAAAAGGTAAGGAACAAATAAGAAGGTTACATGGTAAAGCATGATAGAGTTTGTGTTAGTGTTTATGATGGGGATAAGAGTAATAGACCAAACACAAACCTTTCAAGATATAGATAGATGTTTATATTTTGCACAAAGACTTCATAAACAACCACCAATACCACAAGAGGAAGGACCTAGCTTACGAATAACTGCATATTGTAAACCCATAAGGAAAAGATAATGTTAGCAGAACTAGCCGCAGCAAATGCCGCTTTTGGAGTAATAAAAAGTTTTGTTTCCAATGGCAAAGAACTTTCAGGTTGTGTAAAACAGATATCAGATTTTGTATTTTCAAAAGAGCAGTTAGAAAAGAAGGCAAGTAAGAAAAAAGCAAGTGGTGGTAGTGGAGACCTAGAAGAGTTTATGGCTCTTGAGCAGATAAGAGAGAAAGAAGAAGAACTTAAAAAAATAATGATTTATCTAGGTAGACCCGGACTTTGGCAAGATTGGCAAAGGTTTCAAGCAGAAGCAAGAAAGTCTAGAAGATATGCAGAAAAGATGGCAGAAAAACGTAAACAAGAATTAATAGAATATATAGGATATGGAATAGGTTTTATAGTTATCTTATTTTTTGCAGGTGTATTAGCATGGTTTGCTGGTAAATGGACAGGAAAGTTTTAACACCTTGTATAGGTGTATGTAAATTAAAAGATAATATCTGTATAGGTTGTAAAAGAACAATACAAGAAATTAAAGAAGCTTATGACAAAGTAAAGGAGTTATAATGGCACTAAAGAAAAAAAAATCAACAAGTAAGTCACCTAAACCAAAAAACCCTGCATTATACTCAAGGGTAAAATCAGAAGCTAAAAGAAAATTTTCAACATATCCCAGTGCATATGCAAATGCATGGCTTGTGCGTACATATAAGAAACGTGGTGGAACTTACTAATGGCAAAGCCTAAAAATAGCGGCTTAACTAAATGGTTTAAAGAAGATTGGCGAGATGTTAAGACAGGTAAAAAATGTGGAAGGTCAGGTAAAGATAAAAAATCTAGACCTTATCCTGCCTGTAGACCTGCAAAAGTAGCAGGTAGAATTAGCAAAGCTGAAGCAAAGAAAAAAACAGGACCTAAAATGGTTAAGTGGTCTGTAACTGCATCAGGTAGAAAAAGAAAAACAACTAAACCTAAAAAGAGGATAGCATGAGTAAATATCCCGGAGTAAAAAGGTTACCATCAGGAGGAATAGAATATCGTGGCAAAAAATTTGCAGGATTTAATAAACCTAAAAGGTCTGACAGACCGGGCAAAAAAGGCATGGTCTTGGCTAAAGAAGGTGATAGAATTAAACTTATACATTATGGTGACTCTTCAATGGGTCACAACTATTCTAAAGAAGCTAGGAAAAGTTTTAAAGCTCGTCATGCGAAAAATATTAGTAAGGGCAAAATGTCTGCGGCTTATTGGGCGAATAAAAAATTATGGGCAGGAGAAGGCAAAAGCAAAAAAGCACCACCTAAAACTCAAAAACATACAAAAGGAATCAGAAGAAAATAAAAGAAAATGGTATGATTGGTTAAGAGGTAAGTAATGGCTATTGGTAGAAGTAGTATTTCAAAACAAATTAAAAAACCTAATACTAAAAAACCTAAAATAAATATTAAAGAGTTATTAAAAAAACATAAATCAGGTAAATCTATAGGTTCAACAAATCTTGCAAGATTAAAAGCTAGAGGTTTAGTAAAAAGAACTTCAGGTAAAAATAAAGGTAAAAAAATAGATTTAGGTAATAGAGGTAAAGTATAATGAATAAGTGTCCTGAATGTGGTTTTGAATTATCAGATGGAGACTTTTGTCCAATTTGTAAAGTGAGAAGAAAAAAATGAGTACATCAGGTACATATGATTTTTCTATGGATATAGATGAAGTTATCCAAGAAGCAATGGAAATGATAGGTGGTGAACCTACTCTTGGGCATGAGCCTAAATCTGCAAGAAGGTCAATTAATTTATTACTATCTGATTGGCAAAATAGAGATATAATGTTATGGACTGCAGAAACTTCTACAGTTACTGTTACTGCAAGTGTAACTACATATGCACTAGCATCTTCAAGTATAGATGTATTAGAAGCAGTTGTTAATAGAGATGATATTGATGTACAATTAGAACGTATATCTATGCAAGAATTTTTAAAGATTCCAAATAAAAAACAAACAGGTAAGCCTATTCAATATGCAGTAAGACATGAAAGAGATAGACCTGAAATATATGTCTGGCCGCTTCCTGAAAATTCTACAGATAAACTTAAATTAGAATTAATTAGATATATGCAAGATGTAAATAAATCTGCAGTACAGACACCTGATATTTCAAGAAGATTTTTACCATGTTTAACTGCAGGTGTTGCATATTATATGTCTATGAAAAGACCAAATGTAGATATGAATAGAATTTCAATGATAAAAACAGAATATGAAGAAAGACTTGCAAGAGCTTTAACTGAAGATAGAGAAAGAGTGAGTTTATTAATTAAACCAAAGATTAGTATATAATGGCAAAAAGTAGAAATGTATTTGGTCTATGTGATATTTGTGGTTTTAAATATAGATTAAATCAATTAAAAAAAACTAGTTATGGTGCAATGGTATGTCCTACAGATTATGATGGAGCATACGATTTAAAGAATCATCCTCAAAATAAATCACCTAATGTTAAAAAAGAAGTATTTATTAGGGATGCAAGACCTGACCCTAGAACAGATATACAATCTAATTGGGAGTCAGTAGACGAAAATTGGGAAAATAAAGATAAGTATTGGAATTTAATATGAGTGATTTTACAGGGCAAAAAATTGCAAATACCTATAAAAATTTATTACAAGTTAGTGTAGCTAATAGTGCATTAGGCAGTACATTAAAAAGTGTTGAAACAGGTGCAGGTAATGTAACTCCATTACAAATATCTACAGACAAAGTTAATATAGGTGGTACATTTCAAATAGGTGGTGTAGCCTTAACTGCAAATGTAACTGCATTAAATAATATTGCAGATTTATCAAGTCTTACAGGTGTTGTAGTAGGTGACTCAGGAACTCTTTCAGGGAGAAC